TGGTCGCCAGTCTCCAAGATATCCGATAACGAAGACGCGACGGCGCCGCTGTGGAACTCCGAAGAACTGAGCGTCAAGCACTCGCCACGCGAGCCCGTAACCGTCGGGACCGGCAGGCTGGACGACTCCGGCGTTGCGCCAGCCGTCCGCCGGCGGTTCGAAGATCGAGCCGTCGGGATATCCGGCGAAGCAGGCGAGCACGGCCCCGAAATCTCGGCCCCCGTTAAGCGAGAAGACGCCGGGGACGTTCTCCCAAACCAGCCAGCCGGGCCCGAGCCGGCGAGCAAGGCGAGCAAATTCGAACGTGAGCCCGCCACGCTCGCCGCCCACGCCCTCGCGCTTTCCGGCGACGCTGAAATCTTGGCAGGGGGTTCCCCCCACGAGAACGTCGATTGCGTCATATTGACCGGCCTCGATCGTGGTGAAATCGCCGTGCAGCGGCACGGCCGGGAAGCGATGCGCGAGCACCGCGCGCGGGAAGGCGTCGATCTCGGAAAGGAACGACGCGCGCCAGCCGAGCGGCTCCCATGCGACCGAGGCGGCTTCAATGCCGCTGCAGACCGAGCCGAACCTCACGCCGCCACCCGCGCCGCCAGCACCGGAAACCCCAGCGACCGCAGCCACTCGCAGGCCGCCATGTGGTCACGGAACACCGCCACCGGAAAGCCCATCTGAGCGAGCCAGAAACACCACCCGACCTGCTCTTTCGACAGCGAGCCGCCGCGCGCCTTCATCTCGAGGAACGCGCACCGCCCGTCCGGCCCGAGCACGATCAGGTCCGGAAACCCCGCGCGCATGCCGGTCGCCCGCAACCGCGCCGCAGCACCGACCGACCGCAGACCCTCGTTCGGCACCGAGACCACGCGCACCGACGGCGCACGCAGCCGCAGCGCCGCGATGAGGCGCGCTTGGATCTGGGCTTCGGTGCCGGGTTCGGCCTCGCGTGGGGGCTGGTAGGAGAAGGGGAACGAGTGCGCGGTCACGCGGCCAGCCTCGTCGCCAACCACGTGACCTGCGCAACGAACAGCACCCACAAGCCCCAGATCAGCGCGCGGAGAGCCAACCGCTCTCGCCCATTGACCGATGGAGGCGGCCGACGAGCCGACGCGAGTACCATGCGGGCCAGCTCGTCGGACTTCGCCTCTGCGAGCGTCCGCAGCTTGTCCCAAGTCTCGGTTGGGACGATCGTGTAGTTGGTCAGCGGCAGGACGATCGTGCCCCAGTCGTCCGTCGCGGGGCCATCGCCTTCCCGATAAACAATCCGGACGCCGTCGCCGCGAATCCGGCAGTTTGGTATCGGCTCACTCACGCCGCCACCCCGAACCCAGCCGCAAACCCATGCTTCTCAGCCAGCGCGATCATCTCGCGCGTCGACAGCACCTTCGTCCCGACCTGGTATGTCCCGGCGAACACGCGACCGAGCACGACGCGGTGATAGACCGGCTTGAAGATCGGCTGCAGGTGCCGGCACGCCATCGCAGCCAGCGAGCCGTCCAGTTCCGGCGTGAACCCGATGTTGGTCGGATAGTTCGTGCCCCGCGCCTTGCGGTTGCCGATCGCGCGAGGCTTGCGCTCAGGCTTCGGCTTGTCCGCATGCTTGGCTCGTGTCGCCGCCTGCGCGTTCTTGACGGCGGTCACCCACGCCGCGCCGCGGGCCTTCTCGCGCCGCCCCGCCCCGTCCGCATCCGCCCGCTGCGCATCATCGTCGGCCGCGATCAGGCGCCGGATCCGCGCCGTCGTGGTCTTCAGCTTGCGCGCGATGCCCTTGTACGTCAGGCCCTCACGCAGTGCCTCGATGATCTTGCGGTTCTCTTCCGCCCGCCACGACAGCCCCAGCTGGTCGGCGCGCGCATAGACCGCGGTCCGCGACTTGCCGGTGACGTCGGCGACATGCTGCGGCGGGAGACCTTCGCGGACGGCTTTCCGGAGCAGGTCGTCCTGCTGCAGCGTCCAGCCGACGACAGTTTTCGTCACCCCCGACGCGGCCACGGGGGAGGTCACCGCGCCGGGGGTCTCACGCGCGGGATGCGCGGGAGAGGTGAAGAGGGGGGTCATCGCTCAGTGCCTCAGAAATGCGATGTTGCGACGCGACTGCCAGCACAGCCCGCAAGTCGCGCAGCAGTCAGTCAGGCCGGTTTGAGCGGGGCAGACGATCGCGTCGGCGGCCTCGCCCGCATCGTCGACGATGGACGTGCCGCGCTCAGCAAGTCCGCGCCCGGAGAAGCGCACTGCGAAGCGCGACCACATCTCTGTCGACAGACGGTAGACCGCCAAGCCGATGGGGTCGGTCTGCGGATGCCGCGCCGTGTAGCCAAAGACGCGAAGGCACGGGTGACGCCACAGCGCGCGCCGCCACATCTCGACGTAGCCGACCGAGTAGAAGTCCCCGAGGACATGCAGCCGCACGACAAAGCCGTCAGCATGCCGCGCAGCGAGCGCGTCGATCTCGCGTTCGAGCGCCGCTTCGAACTCCAAGCCATGCACCAGCCGTTCGGCGAGGTGCATGTTGTTGCCGTAGCAGGAGCCCCACGCCTTGCAGTCGCGCGGACAGGTGGCGCGCTCCTCCAGCGTCAGTGTGTAGATCGGCAGACCCTTCCAAGGGCCCTTCGTGACGACCTTGCCGATCTTCCGGCTGTTGTGGCCGGACTTCAGCAGCCGGTCGACTTCGCCAACCCGGAACACGCGGCGGCCGAAGATTGTACGGCCCGAACGATAGGCTGGGTCGAACGCAGGCACGACGACGCCATGGCCCGACGGCTTAATGGCATCGAAGCGACGGAGCGAGGCCGAGGTCACAGCTGCGCCGTCCCGACGCCGCCGAGCGTCATGTCAGGCGCGGGCTTGCGCAGATCAAGTTTGGTCTCGACGCGGGCGCCGTTGCGCACCGCCTCCAGCTGCTCGGCAAAGGTCATAACCCGCTTCTTCGCCGCCGGCATCGGCGCCGGCGCGGACGGAGCGGGGGCCGGCGGCAGCACGGGCGGCACAACGAACGCCCGCTCCAACACCGCATGCGCGGACTGGTCCCAGCGCTTGCCACCCGCCGCCCGCTCAATGTCGACCAGCCGCTTCCATTCGGCCTGCGACGCGCCACCGAGCATGGCATGAAAGGCATCGCCGTAGGGTGGCCCGTCGAGCCGCTGCGCATGGAACAGCGCGATGCCGCCGAACAGGGTGCCGGCATACTGAAGCACCTGACCTGCGAACGCGGTCGTCAGCGACTTCATCGCCCGCTTCGTCGCGGTGCGCCCGGCCTTGCGCCAAGCTGCCTGAATGCCGCTAATATTGGCGACCATCCCCGGCTTCCACGAATTGTAGTTCGGATGCGACGCGAGCTTGAGCCCCGCGGCCTCCATCGCTTCTGCAATCGCCGTCGCCTCTTCATCGCCCGCCGCCAGCGCCGCCTTGAACAAGTCGGCGGCTGTCAGCTTCTGGCGCTGCTTGTTGAGCGCTACGAACAGCGCGGCTTCGTCGCCGACTTCACGGTGGCGCTGAACAACACACGGCAGATGCGCGATGTCACCACGCATCTTGGCGGCGGTCCAGCGATGCTGACCGTCAACGACGTAAAGCTCGCCAGTGTCGCGCCGCGAAACCGCCAGCGGCTGGCAGAGGTCCCAATTCCAAAAACGCGCGATCTTGCGAATGAGCGACTTGCTCGCCTCGTTCTCGATAGAGCGCTGATAGAAGTCGTCGACGGACAGCTGCTGAACGCCGATCCATTCGAGCGTCGGCAGCGTGCCCACGGGCGGGTTAAAGGCCGGGTTCACTTTGAGACCCCCCGCAACTTGGCCGCCCGGGCAATCACGCCATTGACCCACGGCGCAACCGGCGCAGCCTTCGCTGCGACCTTGCACGTCTCGATGTGATCCAGCCGACCGTCCCGCATCGCCTCCGCGACTTCGGCCAAGAGCGACGCCAGCGCGGACAAAGCGTCGGCATCGGGCAGCGTGTCGGGATCGACCAGGAACAGCCCCAGCCCGTAGAGCGCCATCAAATCCGCCGCCGCTTCGGTATCGAGCGCCGCGACGTTCAGCGCGGTGTGCAGTTCGGGCAGCGAGTCCTGCGCAATGGCCTTCTGGATGCACCGCGACGTGCAGCCGCCTTGCAGCGCCACCCGCTCGATCCCGTAGGTTGCCACGACGCGCGCCAGACCGGCGGCAATCGCGGGCTTGACCTCGCTCTTCGTGTAGCTGGGCGCTTTGCGAACGTCTTTTCGTTCGTTGCCTGCCATAAATCACCCCCGTGATGTTGTTCGATTTGCGTTGCGCGCCCTCGACGGGCTCAGGTCTTGCGCTGCCCGGCCAGTTCATTGAGCCGGCCCAGCGCGGCGTCGGCGGTCAGCTTGTTTTCCTCGACCAGCCGGCTCAGCACGGCGAGCGCGCCCAGCACGATCGTCCCATTGGACGGCCCGCGCTTCGACTTGCGGCCGCACTCGGCTGCGAGGTCGCGGCGGACAGCGAAACCGCGGGGCTTCATGCGGCAATCCGCCGAACCCGCGGGCGAACGCCTGCGGCCAGCTCCGCAAGATCAGCCGCACCCAAATCGATGAACGCCGGCCAATGTTCGGGTGGAATGCTGTCCCGGCGCGCCCACGAGTTGACGGTGTTGACCGTCGTGCCGGTCTTCGCCGCGAGCTCCGATGGGCTCTTGGAGCGAACGATGTCTGAATGACTGCGCATGCGGTTAATGTGCATTATGCACTGTGTTCGCGCAAGTGCCTTTTGCACAGCGCCGCGCGTTATGACTCAGACATGCCGGACCCAGCGACCAGATTGAAGAAGGCCCGCATCAGCGCGGGCTACGAAACCGCTCTGGACGCCGCCAAGGCGCTCGGCGTGAACCCGTTTACCTACGCCCAACACGAGAACGGGACCCGCGGCATCCCGAAGAACAAGGCGCCGATCTACGCTCGCAGGTTCCGTGTCGACGTGCAGTGGCTGCTATACGGCGGCAAGCCAGACCTCGCCTCGCTCAACATCCCTAGTGAAGCCGAAGTTGAGCGCATGGTCGAGGTGGCGCTGCTCGAAGTGCAACCTGGAATGAAGCTCGCGGAGATAGCGCCCATCGTCGCGTCAGCGCTGCATGCGCAGCTAGTGCGCTATCGGCCTGCCGACGAAGATCGGGACAGCCGGGCCGCATCCCCTTCTCGCGGTGCAGGCGCTCAATCTGGCGCTCCCACCACGCGATCCGGTCCGGCAGAATAGCGCACTCCAGCAGGCAGGTCCGGCAGCCGACTTCGCAGGCCGGCTCGACCAACTGAATTCCGTTTCGGGTGCGCATCGTTCGCATTGCGTTCCTGTATCGCCGATTCGCCCGGCTGTAGGAAAGTGAAATCGTGGTGAAGAAATGTGCATTTTGCACTTGACCTAATGCTGTGCGTTTTGCACACTTCGAATGTCAGCCGCCCAAGAGGCCCTGCACGTGACGGACAGCTAAGGCGACGCGTCCAGAAGCAGGCGACGACAGGGCGGCTGGCACAGCAGGAGACGCCCAGTGCAACAGCACAACGAATTCCCAGCCATGACCCAGCTGCTCCGCGAACAGCGCGAACGCCGTCAGGCCGAGCGCACCGTCCGCGACATCCGCCAGCTGACCGCGCTCGTCGAGGCCGCGAACAACGCGCTGGCCCAGATCAAGCGCCGCGGGTCCGCCGACGAGGCGACGTGGGGCTTTGTCGCGAAGGCCGGTTACGACGTGTTCGAAGCCGACGAAATCCTCGACGCCTACAGCTGCGAGATCGCTGCCGCCGACGAGGAACTGGAGCGCGAGGCCGAGATCGAAGCCCGCGAGCGCGAGATGCTGGCGAGCGACTATCGCTGGGGGTGCCGGTCGTGAGCGCCCGCTGCAACACCTGCGGCGACCGGCTGTTCAGCTTCGAACAGGCGCACTGCACGCCCTGCCGCACCGCCGCCAACGCCCGCACGCCGCAAGACGTGCTGCGGTCCATCCAGCCGCGCCGCTGGCTGTCCATCCCGCTCGCGTTCGCCTGCATCGCGCTGGCGGCCGCCCTGTTGCTCGCGGTGCCGTCATGACGCGCGACCCCTACCGCCTCGTCATCGGCCAGGATGGCGTCGGCCGCTACGCCTACGACCACGACGCCGGGCGCGCCATCGCAGCCGACATCGAGCGCCGCGAGCGCGAGGCTGCGGCCAAGCGCGGGCTGTTCCGGCGTCTGCGAGAGAGGCTGGCGGCATGAACGCACCGGCAACCTTCACCGGCCCGCGCTATCACGCCGACCTCGAGCAGGGCTCGGATGCATGGTTTGCAGCCCGCTGCGGCCTGCTGACCGCCAGCGAGATGCACCTGATCGTGACGCCGACGCTCAAGGTCGCGGCCAACGAGAAGACCCGCGCGCACCTCTACGAACTGCTCGCCCAGCGCGTCACGCAGTACGTTGAGCCGCACTACATCGGCGACGAGATGCTGCGCGGCCACGAGGACGAGATCGAGGCGCGCAGGCTCTACGCCAAGCACGTCGCGCCGGTCACGGAGGCAGGCTTCGTCACCAACGACCGCCACGGCTTCACGCTCGGCTACTCACCCGACGCGCTGGTCGGCGACGATGGCCTGATCGAGTGCAAGTCGCGCCGGCAGAAGTTCCAGGTGCAGACATGGATCGAGTGCGCAGCGAACGGCACGATTCCCGCCGACTACGTGATCCAGTGCCAGACCGGCCTGATCGTGACCGAGCGCAAATGGCTGGATTTCGTCAGCTACAGCGGCGGCCTGCCGATGATCGTCACGCGCGTCTGGCCCGACGAGAAGGTGCAGACCGCCATCCTCGAGGCCGCAGCCGCCTTTGAGCAGCAGCTGGCCGACAAGCTGGAAACCTACCGCGCCGCCATCGCTGCGGCCGCCCACAAGATCCCGACCGAACGTCGGGTTGAGCAGGAGATGTATGTATGAACGCACCCGTGAACATGGCCGACTTCATAGAGGCCAAATCAGACCAGATCACAGCCGACGACCTCATCGGCGGCCCGCGCACCATTCGCATTCGTGGCGTTGCAGCCAGCGAGTCCGAGCAGCCGGTCAACGTCTACTTTGAGGGCGACGAGAACAAACCTTTTCGCCCCTGCAAAACCATCCGCCGCGTCATGGTCGCGCTCTGGGGTCCGGACGCCAGCAAGTACGTCGGCCGGTCAATGACCCTCTACCGCGACCCGACCGTCGCGTTCGGCGGGATGCAGGTCGGCGGCATCCGCGTCAGTCACATGAGTCACATCGACGGCGAGCAGACCGTCGTCGTCATGAAGACCAAGGGCAAGCGCGCGCCGATGAAGATCAAGCCGCTCGCAGCCGATCGCGCGCCCGCACCGCAGCCTGAGGAACCGGCCGCAGACCCCGCAGCCCGCGCGCTCGACCTGAAGGACGAGATCCGCGGCGCCACCAACGAAGACGAACTGAAGGCCGTTTGGCTGAAGTGGTGGCCCGAGGTGAAGCGCTGGCCGGACGCGATCAAGAACGCCGCCACCGCGGAGAAGGACAACCGCAAGACCGAACTCACCACCCCCCGCGACGCCGGGCCGGATGGGGACGTGCAGTACTAACCCCAGCACAGAGGAGAATGAGAATGTCCGGAGGCACTGTATCAGCCGAGCAGCTGCGCCTGTTCATCGAGCGCGTCGAGCGGCTCGAGGAAGAAAAGCGCGGCATCAGCGACGACATCAAGGACGTCTACGCCGAGGCCAAGGGCCAAGGCTACGACGCCAAGATCATGCGCCAGATCGTGAAGCTGCGCCGCATGGAGAAGGACGCGCGCCTTGAGCAGGAAGCGCTGCTCGACACCTACAAGGCCGCACTCGGTCTCGCCGACTAACCCCAGCACCAGTTGCGCTGCGTACCCCCGAGCCAGGAGCCGCCCCGTGCCGCAGATGACCGCCTACCTCTACACCCCGCCGACCGACGACACGCCCGAGATCGAGCGCACCGTCGAGGTTGAGTATGACTACACGCCGCCGTATCGCGCGACCTGGCACGAGCCGGGCGGCGGTCCCGACGTGACGATCACGCGCGTGACCGAAGACGGCCGCGAGATCGAGGTGACGGCAGCCGAGCGCGAGGATCTGGAGCAGCAGGCGCACGAGGCCGAGCAGGACCGCGGTTGCCGTGGCGCTGGCGCGCGGGTGCTTGCATGACGACCGACCACACCCCCATCCGCGCGGCGCTGGCAGGGCCGGTGACGCCGGGTGAGTGGCGCGAAGGCATCGGCTTCGACATTGAAGCCGTCGGCGGCTGGCCCGTTGCCGAGGTCGTCCGCATCAACGGTCACGCGGAGACAATGGAGGCGAACCGGCGCTTCATCGCCGCCGCCAACCCCGCCGCCGTCCGCGCGCTGCTCGCAGACCTCGACCGGATGCGTGAGGCGCTGGCCGAATACGTTTACGAGACGACGCATCTGTCTCCGATGGAAGTAGACGGCTCGCACTGGTGCCGCATCCCGGCTGAAACGCTGGCCCGCGCCCGCTCTGCACTCTCGCAGGGGACCAGCAATGACCGTTGAGACGCCGGACCTGCGCGAGACGCTGGCAGACCGACTGCGCGACATTGCGAAGTGCGAGCGCGACATCGGTGGGGCGATTGCGCTGCCGTTGTCAAGCATCGTCACGTTGGAAGCAGCCGCCGCAGACCTCGACGCATCCCGCGCACGGGAGGCGAGGATGCGGGAGGCGTTGGAGGGTGTTCTAGCATTTGCCGAGGACGCTGAAACGAAAGTCCTTGTCGGCGATGAAGGCTGTGTTTGGGCCGTCGAATTTGTCCGCACCGCCCTACAGGAGACACAGCTATGACCGCAGAGAACCCGCCGACAAACGAAAGCGGCCTAGGTCGCGTCATGCGCGCGGCGAAGTATGCACGCAGCTTTGAGGATGCCAACCGCGAATACGGCATCCGGCTGACCGTGACGCCGGACGGGATCGAAACAACAGCCATCTACGGCGACAAGCGCAAGTCGGTGCTGACGCCCTGGGAGCTCATCTACGCGGCGCACTTCAACCCGCTGTTCGGCGCGATTGACCGCGCCGCCTGCGACGTTGCCAACGGCCTACACGACGCAGCCCGCACAGGTGCCGCATGACCCTCGCAGACCGCGATCCCTTCCGCATCACCGGCCCGGCGCTCGTCAGCTTCAGCGGCGGTCGGACGTCGGCTTACATGCTTTGGCGCATTCTACAGGCACACGGCGGGACGCTGCCCGATGACGTGCATGTCTGTTTCGCCAATACCGGCAAGGAGCGCGAGGAAACGCTGCGGTTCGTCCATGAGTGCGCGACGCGGTGGAACGTGCGGGTTCGGTGGCTGGAATGGCGGACCCGTCGCACGAAGGACGATGGCGGAAAGGTCATTCCCTTCGACGAGCGCTACGAGGAGGTCGGGTTCAACTCGGCAAGCCGCGACGGCCGCCCGTTTGCGGAACTTATCGCCGTAAAGGGCTACACCCCGAACGCTGTCACCCGCTTCTGCACGTCGGAATTGAAGGTCCGCGTCATGAAGTGGTTCATGCAGGCGCAAGGCTACGAGCGCTGGACCAACGTCGTCGGCCTGCGCCACGACGAGCCAACCCGCGTCGCCCGCTCGCGCGCCCCGAACAAGGAGCGCTGGGACGTGGCGCTCCCGCTCGACGATGCCAAGATCAGCAACCGCGACGTTCGCGCCTTCTGGGCGGCGCAGGACTTCGACCTGCAACTACTGCCGTTCGAGGGCAACTGCGACGGCTGCTTCCTCAAAGCCCGTCCGAAGCTGTGGGAGATCGAGCGCACCAAGCCCGGCACGCTTCAATGGTGGAGCGACATTGAGCGGGCGCTGGACGCCAACCCGGCGGTCAAATGCGAATCCAACCGCTTCGTCACCGAATATAGCTACGCCGAACTGATCGCCGACGTGCGCCGCCAGCCCGATCTGTTTGCGGGCGGCTACTTCGACAGCGACCCCGACATGGATGCCGAGTGCGGGACTTGGTGCGGAGAAGCCGCATGACCCTCCCCGACCGCATCGAGGCCGAGGGGCCGAGCCGGGAACTGGATGCGGAGATTGCCTTCGACCTGTTCGCCAAGCCGGTCGGGCAGAAGGGTGACGGCGGACCGAGCGGCTACCTGTGGCCCGAGGACAATCCGTCGTGGTCGTTCGGCCTCCGCTTCCCCGGCAGGGACCGAGATTGGTTCTTCCGCGACCGCAAGCCCGACGACGACGAGTGCCTTCTGATCTGGCGCGACGACGCTTGGGTCAAGATGAACGCTCTTCGTGTGCCGCACTTCACCGCCTCCCTCGACGCCGCCCTGTCGCTGGTGCCGGAGGGGATGCGATGGTGCGTCGATACCTGCGATGGGCGACCGCGCTGCTTCGTGGAGCCGCCGCATCCGTATCCCGGCCAGCCGTGGTGGGGCAATGCCTCCACCCCCGCGCTCGCTCTGTGCGCAGCCGCCCTCCGCGCTCGGGCAGGAGGGGCGTGATGCCGGAAGGATGCGACCCCAACGACTTTTGGGACCAGCCCGCGCTCGCAAAGGAACCCACAATGACTGATCTGATCGAGCGGCTGACAGGCCGCGCCCGCTTCTGCCGCGACCGTGGCGAGGTCAAGACACCCGAACTGCTGGAGGAAGCCGCCGCCAAGATCGCCGAACTGGAGGCCGCCCTCGCCACAGCGCGGGCCGATGCGATTGAGGCGCTGGAGACGGCGCACAACTATCTGACGTGCCCCGTTTCTGCCGACCCGGAGTTGGCAGAGCGGCATATCGCCACCACCCTCGCCAACATGAAGGACGGAGGCCGCTGATGCGTTGGGACGCACCCCCTCGCCCGCGCTTCTACCGGCACTTCGCTTGGTATCCTATCCGGATCGGCAAGCAGTGGGTGTGGTGGGAGTGGGTCAAATACGAGGTGTTCTACGGCGGCTATGGGGACTCCTGCCGAGAATACAGCCTGCTGGACGATACCGATGACTGACTGGCAACCGATGGACACCGCCCCACTTGACGGCACCCGCGTCCGCCTGTGGATCGACGGCGGCAAGCGCATGATTGGCGACCACGCCAAGGGCAACCGGCGCGGGCTGTGGCTGGACGCCCGCGAAACGGTCGGGCGCTGGATCACCCCAGATGCACTCAAGAGCCGCGAGGCCCGCGCCTGTCCGCGCCGCCAGTACTTCTTCGCCAAGGACGGCGGCTATTGGGGCGAGGCGCGCAAGACGACGCCGCTGCTCGGAAAGCCCGCTTACTGGCAACCGCTCGCCACAGCCCTCGCGAACCTCAAGGACCGGACAGATGGATGACGTGCGCAAGATCGCAGCGGGGCTGACGGAGGCGCAGCGCCTTTCCTGCCCGTCGTGCGCCGGCAAAGGCTACCACGAATATGAAGGCTCGCCTGACCGCTGGCCTTGCGCCAACTGCCGCGTGCCCGAACCGGGCGTTGTGGCGCTTGTTGCGTCGCGGATCACGCCCGTCCAGCGCGCTTATCTGTTGGCCTACCCGCCAACCCTAGAGCGCCATCCGGTCACGCCCGAACAATGGGACGCGATGCTGGAGTGCTTCTTCATTGAAGCAGACAACGCGGTTGATCTTGGCGACGGCATCATTTGGCCTGCGACCAGGCACTGGTTCGGGGGCAGCGAGGCCCATTACGCGGGCGACGGGCGCGATTGGAAGCTGTGGCACTTCTACAACGCCACCGGCCTCGCAGTCCGCGCTCACATCGAAAGGACCACAGATGCAGGTTGAGCAGAACGCCGAGATGCTGGCGAAGGCGCGGGAGATTGCGGCAAAGGTGATGGCCGACAGAGGCTTTTACATCGTCTCCGAAGACATCCTTGCCGGACGCGACGACGACAGCAACGTCGTCCAAGCCGCCCTCGCAGCACTCACCGCAGCCGGTCAGGACGGGTGGCGGAGCATGGACAGCGCGGCGAAGGATGGGACGCGGGTGCTGCTGGCGTTCAACGGCAACGTTGGCGAGTTTTGTTGCCATCTTGGGAGTTGGACAAGGCCCGGCGGGGCGTCGTTACTGGTGACGCCCGACGCATGGCGACCCCTCCCCACCCCACCCGCCGACGCCATCGAGCGCGACGCGCACATGACCGAGGGAGGCGATGATGCACACGTGTGAGCGCGTGACGCATCCCCGCCAAGACGCATGCGTCGCGTTGTGGGGCGAGCGCGACGAGCCTTACCGCTATTGGGTGGCGCACCTCGCCTGCGCCTGCGGACAGACCGAACGGCTGACCGGCTGGCAGCGCGAGGACATCCGGGGTCAGGCGGTGTTGCTCGGCTGGGCGCGCGATGACGAGCGCATGGCGGATGTCTGCCCGGCATGTTCGCACACCCCACCCACAGGGGAGCCGCAATGAGCGCGCCGCTGCCCGACCTGGTTGACAAGTTCCGCCGCGCCGTTCGGAATCAGCAGGGCACGCGGCTGACCTTCGAAGACATCCAGACATTCGTGTCGGCCGGCGGTATGGACGCGCTGCTCGAGGCCGAGCTCGAACACATGAGGGCGAAATGCGCCGAAAGCGGCCCATCTACCAAGTCGGCGACCACTGGCTGGACCAGCGCGCCGAAAGCCCCTTCTACCAAATCCGCTGGTATGACGCCGCAACTCGCACGACGCGCAACCGATCAACTGCTTGCGTCGATCTAGACGACGCGAAGGCCGCCATTCACGCCTTCGTTGAGGCCCAGCGCGCCGAAGGCCGGCAGGATCCGATGGACGCCGCCGCGGTGCCGCTGCTGCTGCTCTACTGGAAAGAGCGCGGCAGCAAGGCACACAGCCGCGGACAGATCGCCAGCAGCCTGCGCCAGTTCATCGCTTTCCTTCGCCAGGACAGAAAGACAGGCGACCGCGTGACCGTCGCCAAGCTGACCGGCGACGTCTTCACCCGATTCCGCGAATGGCGCAAAGGTCCGCACGGCTACTCCATCCCGTGGGGCGGCAAGGTCATGACGTGGAGCAGCGCCGGCGTCTCAGGCGAGGCGATCCAGCGAAACCTCGACGACGTGCGATCGGCGCTCAACTGGCAGGTCAAGCAGGGCCGACTGCCCTACGCCCCCAAGGTGCCCGCCGTGCCGTCCGAAGACCGCTCGCCACCGCGCGACATCGTGCTGACCATCGACCAGCTGGGCGCCATGCTCGGATACGCGCTCGACGACCCGCCCCTGCTGTTCTTCATCGTCGACCAGATCGCGACCGCCGCCCGCCCAGACGCCGTGCTGAAATGGCGCGTCGCCGACCAGTTGAAGGCAGGCGGCCTCTACGACACGCACCCGAAAGGCGCGGCTCGCACCAAGAAGCGCAACCCCGTCGTGCCCGTGCCGCTGTTCTGGGGCGACTGGCTGCAGGTGAGGATCGCCGGCCAAGCCCGCGACGGCCGCCCGATCGCCAGCATGAAACGACGCTGGCGCACGATGCGCGCGGCGCTCGATCTGCCCGCCGAGATCGTGCCGAAGACGATCCGCCACACGATGGCGACCGAACTGCGCCGCCGGAAGGTGCCGAAAGACGACATCGCCGGGCTGCTCGGGCACCAGTTCGACAACGCGACATCCGGCCGGTACGCGCACTACGACCCGACCTATCTGGCAGAGGCTCGCAGCGCCATCGACGCGGTGTGGCTGGAGGCGATGTTCGCGGCCCGTTCATGGTCTGCGAATCACCAGCGACACACTGGCAACCGCAGCGGCCCGACGCGCGTTGTTCTGCGCGACGGAAATGCACTATAATGCAGAGGCTTATCGTGGTGGGCGGTGACGGGCTCGAACCGCCGACCCTCTCGGTGTAAAGGTAAGGACATGCGCGATCCAGAGGCTTTGTCCTAGTGCGACAGCGCACGAAATCCGCGAACGGGACAGGAACAGGCGCAGATTTGCGACACAGTTGCGAATCACTGTTTCGCGCCCACGAAAAACCCGCCGCCAGTCACCCGGCGGCGGGAGTTCGAGATCGGGGGAGTGAACGCGGGACGCTACTGCGGCGAATGACCCTTGAGCGCGTCGACAGCCACAGCCGCCGCGGACACGATCGGGCCGGGATTGGCAACACCAAGCGCGCCAAGCGCCAACGTCGCCAGCGGCACGAGCACGCGCTTCTTCTTCAACAGGCCGGGGATCTTCATGACGCACCTCCATCAGTTTGCGCATTCGTGCGCGGGCGGAATGTGCCGGCCAGGCCAATGAGCCCGCCGGTTACGGTGCCGAAGCCGAACGCCTCGATCTTGCCAATCAGGTTCGGCGCGAAGATCGCTGCGACCAGCCCCGAGACGAGCACCACGACGAGCGTGACGAGCGTCGCGAGATAGGCGACCAGCGTGTGTCGGTCGGTCGTCATGCCCCATCCTCTTCGTCGATCCAGTTGTCGTTCGCCGGGCGCATCACGTAGAACGGCGCGCCGTGCCGGGCCGAGATGCGGTGCGCCGTCGCGACGAGCGCCGCGTGTTGCTCGCGAGCGGTCATGCGTCGCTCACCTCGCGCTGCACCGACGCCACCTTGTTCGTCGACATGCCCGTCGGAACAGGCCCGCCATCCGGCCAGCGCACCGCGACGATCCGCGAGCGCTTGAACGGCGCCACCGACACCGCATCGCCCTGATTGCCGCCCAGCAGCCAGACATGCGTCGGTGACAGCGCGACCGCGAAGCCGACATGCCCAGACGCTGGCCCGCGCGTCGACGACAGCACCACGACCGCGCCAAGCGGGATCTTCGTGACCGTGCAGTCCTGCCCCCAGCGCGAAAACGACCGCGCCATCGCAGACCGCGTGCCCTTGATGCCGACCGCCTCGAGCATGGCGTTGCAGAAGATCGCGCACCACGGCACATCGCCGTCGTCGCCTTTCAGCAGGCACTTGCCCATGATGCGATACTTGAGGATGGACGCGGTCGACACCGGCCCCGGCGTCTCCTTCACGCCAAGGTTCCGCCGCGCGCGCTCGACCCATGCAGGCTCAATCGTCATGCCGCTCCTCCTCCATCCGCGACAGCCGCGCATCGATCCGCGCCAGCTGCACCGGCACGTCCTTCAGATCCCGATGCTGCTGCTCGAGCGCCGTCATGCGTGCCATCAGGCCGCCGTAGGTTGTCGCACCCGACACCACGATGGTCAGGATCGACATGACGACGGCCGGCTCGAAGAAGCCCCTATTGGTCCGGGCGTTCGTCTGCTCGCTCATTTCGGGCCGCCATCGCTGACGCCCAGCGTTGAATGAGCGGGATCAACACGGCGATGAACAGCGCCGAGACCGCGAGTGCGCCGCCAAACGTCATGGCCCGCCCATCCTCCAAGCAGCACCAGCTGCGCCCACGCGATCGACGTCAGGTAGAGCCAGTATTCGTAGGCGACCGAGGTGTCGCTCACGAGCGCGTAGGCCCAGTGAATGCCGATCTGCACGAGATAGGTGAACCCGATGTAGACCTGAACCCGGCCAACCGGACGGGCGAGCACGAGCCAGGCTGACACCGCATCGACGAACAGGAACCACCACCACGCCGCGGCTTCACCCGTGGCGCGGTAGTAGAGCTCATTTGCGATGAAGTTGCCGGCCAGCACGATCGCGACCCGGTGCGCTCGCCTGTCTTCGGTGCTGAAGAAGACAAGCGCCACGCATAGCGCCAGCCCGATCAGGTAGGGCGTCACCCTACTTGCTCGGCTTCGTCGGCTTTACCGGCTTCGGCTTACTCGTCCGGTTCGTGCCCGGGGGTGTCGTTCCGCCGCTCATGGTCTGGCTCCTTCTAAGCCTTGGGGGTGGTCAGTTCAGCGCGATCCAGTTGGCCGACAACGAGTCCGCCGCCCGACACAGTCGCCGCGATTTCGGTGGCGCGGTTGTCGTCCATCAGCGCACCAGCCATTCGTCGACGTTGGCGGACACCTCGCGCATCTGAATCCAGCGAGGATCAACTGGCTGGCCTTTGCGGACCCGCAACTTCCCAACGAGGCCCACGCATGCCCATTCCGGCCTGTCGGCGCGCGGCACATAGTCTTCGTCGCCGCTCCACTGCGGATTGAGCACCCGACGCGTCCCCGTGGCGCGCTTGGCATCGTCAGGCGGCGACAAACCAGCAGGCACAGCGTCGACCGGATAGCTATGCACGACCTCGCGATAGCGCGCGGGTTCGGCCTCTCGCCCCTTGTAGACCGTCGTTACCTGTCGCGGCCCTTCGTCGGTATCAACCGTGCGCGTGAAAATGTGATCGGGCGTGCCCTCGATCGCATCCTCGACGAGCACACGTTCAATCCAGCGAACCGTCTCATAGGTTTCCGTCAGGAGCGTGCCGTACTCGTCGCGCAGGTACTTGCCAGCCCAGCGGAACGGCGCGGCGTCGCCGACGACCGATGGATTGCCAGACACCACGCCGATCGGCATGTCGCCCGCAACCGCAGGCCGAATCTTGTCGCCGACTAGCACGACCGATACGCCACGCCGGTCTTCGCCGCCCGGGTTGCCGTCTGCCCATTCGAAATACTCGGCATAGTCCGCGCCGCCACCCGTCCAGGACCCGTCGCAGGTGCCGTTGCCGTCGCCGCGAAGCTGAAACTCCTTGTCGGCGCCTGCGCTTGAATATGCCTCCAGGAACGTCCAGCCCGAACCCGCCGCGCCCGTGCCCTCCCATCGCGCAATGTAGGGATTGGACGCATCCAGATTGACGATCCGCGACGCATAGTCGGCGACCGATGCAGACACGTCGAGCCGATAAGACGGCGTCACGCCAATGCCGACATTCCGCGTGGTCTTCGAGGCCTCCAGCACCGACCCCAGCGCCGGCACCTCAAGCCAGAGCGCGCCCGAGACGTTGCGCAGCGCAATGTCATCGCCCGAGCCGTTGGAGTTGCGAAGCACCAACCGCGCGCTTGTCGACTTGGACTCGAACATGCCGATATTGAGCGCCGGACTGCCCGTCGTCGCTTCAAAATGGTGATGCGCGCCCGGCGCGTTGCGGCCGCCCGAATAGCTGACGTTGCCGGTCTTCCGCTCAACGAGATAGGGCGTGTAGTTCGACGCGATCGTGTCGCCGGTGATGTCGAACTTCTCAATGACGAAGTTGGAGAGTTCCTCCTTCGTATAGGCAGCGCCCGCCAGCGTGCCGTTACCGACCTGCCACGAACATGAGCCGTCGACCATCGTCGCGTAATAGGCGCGGTAGTTGTCGGACGCCGTGCGCGCCGGACTGCCAACCGCCGCAAGGTTGCTGTCGACCGAGATGCAGTAGGCCGGCGCCCACGCGCCGCGCAGCCACTGAGTATTGCCGTCGTGGCTGCCTGGCGTCGTCGTCTGCGGCGTGAACGTCCAGTAGCGCACCTGCGCCCCGTCGTAGATCGCCGGATAGACGCCGGGCGCATAGGTGTCGCCCTCGGAATAGTCCACGATCACGATCGGCGCAGTGACGCCGGTAAAATCCGGCCAAGTCGATGCGGTGCGCGTCTTGACCCCGTAGTTGATGTCATAGTCGACGATGATCTGACCGCCGCCGGCCGCGTTCACGGCCGCGATCGCGAGCTGCAGCTTGGCTTTGTTCTGCGCAGTCGTCAGGTTCGATGCCGCGCCGAAATCCTTAACGTTGACGACCTGGCGCAGCTTGGCCTGCACCGTTTGCTCGACTGCGCCCGTGCCCGACTGCGTGAACGTCATGGACGATGCGTCGGCCGCACCCGACACGGGATCGCGCGTCGCAATGGTGACGTCGGCCGCCGTCTTCAAGACGATCCGGTAATCCTGCGCCTGCAGGTAGATCGGCCCAAACCGCCCAGCACTGTCAGCGACGACCGGGTTTGTGTTGGCGATCGTCAGGCCGGAATCGCTGTAGGTGGCAAGGTCGGTCGTCGTGCCGGCCTCATAGGTGTAGAGCTTCGCGCCCGCTGCGAGCGCGCCGCTCGAGGTCAGGACGGAAAACCAGCCGAGATCCAGTAATGCAGCCATGCGGACAGACCCGAAAGGCGCGCTGTGAGGCGCATCGTTGCGAGCGGCATTTGTCTAGGGGACCAGCGCGAGCCGGGTCAGCGCGTGACGCCCGGTTGGCTGCGGGGCGCGGTCAGCGGCTTGTGTAGCACAGACGCGCGCGCGGGGGAACCGTTACGGAGAGGGCGGGTCTATCGGGCCGCGGATCAGCTTGGCCAGCGCATCCGTTGAGCCGCGCAGCAGCCGATAGACTCGCAACTGCATATGCAGGACCAGCGCAAGCGCCAGGAAGATCAGCACAAGGATCAACTCGACCATTCGCGCGCACTAGCACATCTCGTCGCCAGCCGTCACTCCTGCGTCGTCATTGTCGTCGCCGACATCGCCGCGCCCTTGGCGTTGCCCTCGATCGCCTGCCCGAGCCGCGCAATCCGGTCCGGCGTTGGCGTCCGCAGAAGGTCAGCCGCAACAGACGGGTCGAGCAGTGCCGTTGTCACCAAAGCCCGAACATCGTCGGCGGTATCCATCGCCTCCAGCGCCATGTTGATGAAAGGCGTCGCCTTGCCGACCCGAGACGACAACGCCGCGCCCATGCGTAGCAGCTTTGTCGCGTAGTTCGCGTTCATGGCCGTGTCGGACCCGGAAGCTCGCGCCGCTGTCTCGGCAAACTTCTGCCGCAAGAGCTCGCGGCGAATGCGCGACAGCGTCACCCGCTGCTCACTGGTCAGCGCGCCGGCTTCATTCCCACGCAGCAGTACGCGCGTGACAGCGCGGAGCATCTTGGGGGTCGACGGCACTTCCGCGCCAGTCGACGTGACGGCGCCACCCAGCCCCTTTTCTTGGATGTACATCGCAAACGCCCGCCGCAGCCCAGCCGTCGCCTCTTCGTTTCCGCGAACCTGCGCCGCCAGCGACCGCACCTTGCGGCCGCCGTCGTTGGCGTCGAGCAGCCGCACGACCTCACTCACCGGGTCGACGTTCGGATCGGCAAAGCGCGCCAGCGGCGACTTGCTGAACGCCTCCGCCAGTGCCGCGGACTCAGTCGCCTCGCGCATGGCGTCGTCGAGCGCCGGGAACTGCCGCAGCGCGTCGCCATACTGCTGCCGAACCCGCGCCACCGCCGCAGGACTGCGACCCGCAGCGTCAAGCGCGCGCCGCAGTTCCGAGCGCGCCGCAGCCTCCGCCGCGTCGGCGCCCGCCGTGTCAATCAGCCGCCCAGCAACCTCGCCCCCAGCGCGACCGCGCGGCACAACCGCCGCACCGACGTCAGCGTCGCGCATGGTGTAGTTGCCGAAATTGTCGGTGCGCAGCGTGCGCCCGATGTCGCCAGTCCCGAACCGCGTGGCCTGGTCTCGCCATGCCGCTTGCGCCTCGCGCAGAGCCTCGCGGCGTTCGGGAGGCGCTGACGCGCGCAAGAAGCCGTCGACCGCATCAGCAAGCCCAGCCGCATAAGCGCGCGCCGAACCGTCGAACCGGCCCGACATCGACCGCAGCCGCTGCGACCAATTCTCAACCGTGCGGACGTCAGCGCGTTCAGCCCCGAGAATTTCGCCATACAGCTGCTTCAGTTCCGGCGGCGCCTCGTCGCCGAAGAACCGGCGGCGCAGATCCATCATGGTCGACTGGAACGACCCCGCCAGCCGGCCCTGCGGAGCCTGCGCCAGATCGTCGTTGACGCCAACCGCTGCGTCCCCGCGGCCCGTCGCAGCCCGGTAATAGGCGTCCCAATCGGCATCGGTCGCGTTGGCAGGGTCAAAGCCGAACTGGCTCATCTCCTCGCCCATGTCGACCTGCCGCTGCGTCACAGCGCGCGCCTCAATCTGGTCGCCGACACGCGAGGCCGGAAACACCGGCTCGCCCCGCGCCTCGCGGTCAATCGCATTGAACAAATCCGCCGTCGACGAGCCTTCCGGCAGATAGCCAGCCTCGGTCGCCGCCTGAATCACATCGTCAAGATCGCGGCCGTTCTTGTTGACGAGCGTCGGATGCGTGCGCGCCGTAATGCCCGACTGGCGAAGTTCCGACCGCGTCCCGGTATCAAGCATCTCGCCCTTCATGTTCGCGCCACCCTCGCGCGGCAAACCCGGCTTGATGCCTCCGCCGCGGCGAATGAACGCGATCAGGCTGTCGCCCATCTGCGGCGCACGCTCGCGCATGACATCTTCGCGCCCGGCCTGAAACGCAGCCCGCCCCGTGTCAGGCGCCGCTGCCGGCACGACGTCGGCGGCTTCCGGCGGGCGCAGCACGAGCACTTCGTCGCCGCCCGGCAGGTTCTGATACAGCGCCGACGCTCGAGCGCGCGCATCCTGTGCGGCGGCCGCCAACTGCTCGCGCGTCATGCGGCCGACGTCTTCCGGCGCGACCTGCTCACCCACACGCCCGAGTGCCGCATCGATTGCGGCCGACGTCGAGCCGAAACGGTCAGTGGCGGCATTTGTCAGGGCAACCGGCGCGCCGCTGCCCATGACGCCCGTCGCCACTCGCTGCCGCGCCAGCTGGTTCTGCTTGATGCGATCGTCAATCTGCGCCGCGCTTTCCGCGCTGCTGTTCGTGTGGACGCGCTGCAGGCCAGCGATGCCGGGGTCAACCGTGACCTCCGCCAGCGTCGGCTGAGCGCCGGAAATCGGCGGAACGCGCGCATCAATTCGACGGAGTGCCGTCGTCTTGTCCGAGGCTGCCTGCTGCAACGCCATCGCCGCCGCCTCGCGGGTCGAACGGCCAGTGAGGCGACCGACGGCCGGATTGACGACCGCTTCGGTTGCGACGCCAGCCGCAGTCGGCGCAGCGGTGCCCGCCACGATGTTCGCGGCGACCTGCACAGGGATTGGCGCGCCCGCCGCCCGGGCGACCTCACCAGCAACCGCGCCGGCCGTCGCGCCGACGGTCTGCGCGCCAGGCGCATCGCGAAGCAGATCCGCGAGCGTCTTGGACGCCTTGGTGCCGAACTTGTCCGCCAGCCGAGCCAAGTCGAAACCGCCCGCAACGCCGCCCAAGCCTTCAGCGACGGTCGCGTATGCGCGCTCCATATCGTCGCGAGGCCGCAGCGCGTCCGGCGTGAAATAGTCGATCGTGCGGCCGAGTGTGATCGGGTTGCGGAACTGGTCGGCAGCATTGTCGAGGAAACCACCAACCGCCGTCCGCTTGAACGGCTCCGCCAGCGGCCCGAGCCCGTCGGGATCAATGATCGCCGCGCCAACAGTGCCAGCGCTTTGCACGAGCAAATCTGGAATGCTCAGCCGCCCCTTCAGGAACCCAAGCCCCTGCGCGCCAAAGTTCCGCCCGAACGTGACGATGCCGGGCTCGGTCGCGTAGTCGCTTGCCGGAACGTCGACGGTCTCGACGACATCGCCATACTGCCCCTCGCCCTCGCGCCCGACCGTCGTCGCAAATGCGGCATAGGGGTCCGGATCGTCTTCAGGCGCGGCGGCTGGACGCTTGCGAGGATCGTCCGCGACCTCGCCCAGTGCAGCGTAGGGATCGTCGGCGCTCACTTGCGCACCATCTTCTGACCCGTCTTGGGGTTGATGAAGAACGTGCCGGGCGGCAGAGCCTTGACCTGCTCAGGCGTCAAGCCGACCCAAGGCGTTGCGCGGCTTCGCGCCCTTGTCAGGTCGTCGCGGATCGCCTTCATGCTCTTGGAAAACTGAACGTCGTCCTGTTTCAGGCTCAGCGCGCCGACGGCATTGACCAGCTTGTCGCCTTCCGCATTTGACAGCGCGCCCATGCCGCGGAGTGCCTGCACCATCGGCAAGAACGTCTGCGCCTTGAACGCCTCAAGATCCGCTTCGAAGTTTGCAGCGTCGGTTGCAGGCAGTGTCGGAAACATCGAGCCGATGCCGACAGCCTTTTCGCGGCCAGGATGCTTGAGCATGCCGTCGACCGTCCGGATCGCCGTGTCGAACGACGCCGTGGCGCCCTCGCGCGCGACGCGCTTCTCGTCTTCCTTCGCCGCGGCAGGACCGCCCGGGATTGCCTGCAGGTCGCCGTTCGGCAGGAAGCGATAACCTGCCGGCGGCTTCTCGCTACCGCCGTCGCTTGGCGGCTTCATGGCGTTGTACTGCGCCGTCCGGACGTTCGCCCAGCCCCGCGCGGACTCGTCCTTGGCCCTCTTGACGCTGAGGTCGTAGTTCCGATCCTTGTCGATCCGCTCAAACTGGTCCTTCACGTCCATCGACTGCGTGATGATGCCGTCGATGCCCGCATCGCTCGGGTCGAACCCAAGCACCTGTTCGCGCGACAGGCCCGTCACGCTCGCGATCTGGTCGGCCTGCTGCTCAAGCGCCGCGCGCCGCTGCGGATAGGGCAGATTGCGCAGCGACATGCCGACGCGCGCCAGACCATCGACGCGCGCCTTGGCCGCCTCGCGCTCGCCCTTCTTCATCTCCGCGTAGGACTTGGCGTACTCAAAGCCAGCCTCTGCACCGCCCGCGCGAAACACCTCCGCCGGCTCCGGCAGCTTCTCGCCCGTAAACAGCGCATCGACGCGGCCCTGCTTCTCGCGGGCGGCGCGCGCCGCTTCAAGCTTCTCGTCTTCCTGCGCAAGCTGGCGCGACCGCAGCATGTCTTCGATGCCCGAGCGCCGCTTCTGCTCGACGATGCCGAGCAGGCCGCCGACGTCGACAGGCGTGATGCCATAGGGGTTGCTCGCCATCCTAGCCTCCGAAGCCGGGCACGCCAGTCGGGGCGCGTGTGTACAGATACGCGCTCGTCAGCCCCGTAACCGTGTTGTTGATCGCCGAGGCCGTGTTCGCGTAGCTCGACGCCCGCGCGTTGCCCATTGCCTGCGCGCCCTGCGCGACGCCCTGCCCGGCCTGTATCGCCGCGTTGGCCGCGCCAGATGCTGCATTCGCACCCGCCGACGCCGTGCCGCCCGTCGCCGACTGCCCAACACCCGCCAGCCCCATCAGCCGCTGCGCATACCGGTCGTACTCGTCGGAGGCGAGCCCATCGACGTAGCGCCCGATCGCCTTCTGCGTCGCGCCAGACCGCAGCAAGCCGCGCGCTGCCGCCGAGCGCTCGATCGCCTTCTGACCTTCGTCTCGACGGAACGCATAGCCAGGCGACGCCTCGAATCCCTGATAGCCTTGCGTCAGCGAGATCGGTTGCGCAGGCGCCGACGGTTGGCCGTCCGCGGTGAACAGGGGTCCGCCGTACATGCCGACGAGCCCCATGCCGCCATCATTCGCAGCACGCCCCATGCCACCCGGCAGCGAGCCCACCGAGCGCGTCGACATCATGTCGGTCGGACGCCCGACGCCGAGCATGTCCGCCAGCTTGTAGAGCGCCGCTTCGCCGACGATCCGCCCGGGCGCATAGTCGCCGCGGGTCGTGTCGTACATGTAGCGGTTGGTATCGGCTGCGACCTGCGCTGCCTGCAGCTGCGCGTCCGACGACTGCTGCGCCGCCTGCTTCTGCGCCCTCGCTGCCTTCGACCCGGCGGCAAGCGTCGTTGCGCCGCCGATCGCCGCCGATGCTCCAATTGCTGCGCCAATCGGCATCAGACCACCTCGACCTTCCCATCATCCAGCACCCGGACAAAATGCGACCGGATGTCGATTACCAGAGGCGAGCGGCTGACAATCTCGATTGGCTCGTAGCCAGCAAAGCGCGCCCAACGGTTATAGTAGGCGATGGCTTTATCTGGCTGACCGGCGCGGACCATCTCCACGCAGGCGCCCACGTAGAGATCGTGAGCGCTGTCATCGGCATGTGTCTTATCATCTCCGAGCGCGGAATGGAACCAGTCGCCGCTCAACCGCAGCCAGTCCTGGCGTCGCAGCCAGTCGGCATATGGCAGCGCGAAGTACCGCACGCCCTTGCCGTCCCAGACGCCTTCGCGCTCAAACCGCAGCGCGAAGCCCATGCGTCGCGTCAGCGCGTCGGCGGGGACATTGCCAGCGACCACACGCGTGCAGAGCTCATATGCATCGGTCGCCATGAACATGTGCGCGATCGATGCACGCGCAGCGTCCGCGACCAGCCGGCCGCGCGCTTGCGGGAGTGCCATCGAGTGAACCTCGTACAGCCCCGGCTCCAGCCAGTGCGCCACAAAGCAGCAGCCGTCGTAGAGGAAACCGACGTTGCGCGGGTCGTCGAGCACGGGGGCGAGATCGAGCCCGGCCACGCCCTTCTGCGCGACCCACGGCAGCACGCTGGGGTCGTTGGCGATGGCATTGAACGCCGCAGCGTCGCGGGACAATTGCGCCTGCATCAGATCACTTGATAGCTGAAATTGAAGTACATCGCATGATTTGCAGCATCGGCTGTCACCCATTGCAGTTCGGCACGATCGTTGACGGTATCGGCGCGGATCGCCGCGACCTCGCCCGCCACGCCGAATCCCGCCGCGGTGCCGCCGCACTGCTCGGCAGCCGAGAAGTTTGACGCGACCGGCAGCGACAGCGCCAGCGTCGTCGCCACGGCGGCAGCCGTTGGGTCGACGTCGACGCGACCCGACACGGTCACCACCGCCCCGACGCGCATCCACTGGCAGGCGTAGGCGGTCGAGGCCGCGACGTTTGCCACATTGGTCAGCGTTGGCGTGTAGGTGCCGCTGGACGACGTCGTGACGCCCAGCGCCGTCCGTTGAGCCGCAGCGTCGGCAGCGGTCAGCAGCGTGCGCCCGGCGGCCGTGCTGTTGTTGATCTGCGTCGCGGCGATGGAGATGTCGGGTGCCGCAATTGCCGTCACGCGGCCTTGCTGATCGACGGTGAGCGTGAGCGTCTTCGCAGCCGTGCCGTAGTTCCCTGCCGTCACGGCTGTGTTGTCGAGGTTGATCGTCAGCGTCGACCCTGCCCCGGCGTCGACCGCCGTCAGCGCCGTGCCCGCCACGATCGTGCGCGCACCGCCGAGCGTGCTGCTCGGTGCAGCCAGAAGGAACGCGCCCTCCAGGGTCACGTCGGTTGAGCCGGTATAGGTCTGCAGTTCCGAGAACAGCCGATACCCCTCGCGGGTCAGCCGGCCGGTTGCGTCGATGATCTGGACGCCCGCCTGCGGTAACGCCAGCGTCGTCACCGAATATCCGCCCAGTACGAGATCGCCACCCTGCGCACCGCGTCCGATACGATCAGCCGGATGTTCAGCTGACGAAACTGCACGCCGGTCCGCCACAGCGCGCGCCGCGTGAAGTCGCCGACAACGCCCAGCGAGCGCTGCAACTGGCTTGACCAGGTGCGCCCCGAGTCCCGAGAATACTGCATGATGATCTGCGGATCGGCGCCGTCTTCCGCGCCGATCCCCGTCTCGCAATAGACCTCGAACGCGTACATCGTCGCAAGATTGCGCTGCGTCTGGAACGTCGGAAGCTCGAGCGTCAGCACCAGTGGCGACGCGCCTTCGCTGTTGGCGTCCATTGACAGCCAGTAGAGATTGCCGTCGTCGGCCGCTGCCACGACGCGCCCAAAGGCATTCACGGCAAACTTGGTCTTGGAGATCTCAGACCCGTAGGACTCCCGTCGGTGCCACAGCCGCGTCGACAGGTCGAACGCATAGACCCCGACGTCGGTGCAGAGGACGTAGAACTTGTGGCCTTCGTCGGTGTAGGAGAAGGCCCACGCATCCGTCAGGCCCTTCAGCTTGTACTCAACCGCATGCGTCGACACCCGCTCAGGCGCATAGCCGTTAAGCCGATAGACCATACCATCGTCAGCCAGCCAGAACACCGAGTTGTCGCACCGGATAAACGTGCGCGGGTAGATGCAGCCGCGTTCAATGAATGCATTGCCCTGGCGCGCGAACGGGAAGTCTGCCGCGCCTGAGTTCCACCACACCTCGATCGTCTCGGTGCCGGGAAACAGGATCTCGCGCTGCGACACCAGCACGCCCGTCAGGTTGTCAGGCGCGCCCTCAACGGAAGCGATGTCGGCGGGGTCATAGGTCAGTGCGTCATTGAGCCCCGAGATGATGAACTGGTCGGTGTCGACAATCGACCAGATGATGTAGCCGTCGACATAAGCAACGCCCGACACGCCGAACGGGACCGGCGTCTGCAGTGAACCGCCGGACAGGACGTAGCCGACGCCCGACGCCGCGATGCACAGTTCCGTGCCATTGTCGGCCATCTGCACGACGTCCGAGCCAGCGACCGTACCGACGAGCGTTGCCGTGCCGCTGGCGTTCACCGCATAGAGCGCGGTCCCCAGCAGCGCGTAGACGAGCGAGCCCATGCGGTAGAGACCACGCGGCGCCGCGCCCCCGATCGGCGAAAAGGCTTGCCACCCCGGGCAGCCGAGGATCGCGAACTGGTTCTGCTTGTCGCCATCGGCGAGTTCGGCAAATCCGTTGGTGACGACAGCGCCGGACCACGGCTTTGCGCGCCCCTCGTTAAATTGAAGCGCCGGCTGCAGCTGGAACATGTCAGCACCAGCGATTATCGGGCTGCAGGAACAGCGAGGTCGTCTCGTTATCCCAGCCCTTCAGCGCCGCGTACAACTGCCCGGCCATGCTCTCGACGCGCGCCGCGATGTTCGGATCGTTCACCGGATACGTCGGCATCAGCCGCACCGCGAGATTGTAGATGACCGCCTCGAGCCATTCCTGCGGCATGTCGAGGTCGTCGGTCGTCGTGTCCATGTCGCACATGCGGCGCAGGTAGGTGATGCGCAGATCCCCAGCCGCCGCAGTCGCGGCAGACGCGGTCGGCCAGACGTACAGCGTCGACGTGTTGTATTGCGGGTCAAAGTAGTAATTGACCGGCACCGCCTGCGTCGTCTTGTTCGGCAGGTCGAAATACTCCTGCCGCGACAGTGGTGTCATTGGCGTGTCGATCGTGCCCGAGGTCAGGCGCCTGCGCACCGACAGCACCCGCATCGCAGCATTGAGCGCATAACCGGACTGGCCGGCGACATACGGCAGCCAGGCCTCGGTCTGCGTCCACAGGTGCGGCTGCGCGCCCCACGTCTTGATCAGCAGATTGAGCGCCAGCCGCCCATCCTCGTACTGCGCAGCCGTCAGCGCCTCGCCTTCGGTGCCGACGCCCAGCTTTTTGAAGGCGGCCGCGATGATCTGGTTGGCGTTGAGCGCGAAGTCGGTCGAGCCGGAGACAGCCATCAGAGGTCGTCCTGCGTGACGGGCGTGGAAATGAACACGTCAGGCGCTTCGGGGCGCGCGACCTTCAGCGAGGGATCGTCACGCACGCCTTTGACGAAGTCTTGCGGATTGCGCTTGTCGACGAAGCGCCGCGACACATAGGCCCCGTCCCACTGGCGCACCATGTCCGTCTGTGGCAGCTTGAAGCCAGAGGCGTCGCAGATGAAGTTCGGCGGCTGCGGCCACATATCCTCGGGGCCGTTAGACATCGCCGTCCTCACTCCAGTGCTCGCCCATGACGCTCAGCGCCTGCGCCTTGTCAGCAAACCACAGGAACAGCGTCGGCTGGCCTGCCCAAACCTCGATAGGCTCGGTGGGGTAGACCCGGAACGGCGCGGTCTTCTCGTTCAGCACCTGCACCGGGCCATCCAGCGGGCCGTTCAGGTGGTAGCCCTCGCGGCCCGGAACCTCGACGTGGCGGAGGTAGGAGGGGTTCCAGGTCATGCCGTGAGCGCCTGCAATTCGGCGGCGGTCATGGCGAACGGGAAGATCACCGCCTGCTCAACCGAGCCGTTCCACTCCTGCCCCGCCCCGTTGATCATGCCGCAGTCGGCGAAGGTCAGGTCTGTTGAGATCGTGCCCGTCGCGTTGGTCGCGACCGTGCCGCCGTTGAGGCACACCGACTGCGCACCAGACTGGAACGTCGCCGCAAACTTCAGCAGGGCGTTCGAAGTCGTGACCGTGTTAGCCGTGTTGAGGCCGATGCTCGTCCCGCTGCCAACGTCGATCATTGACAGGCGAATGTTGCCGCCCGTCTGGTGCCGAATGCGCAGCAGGTTGGTCCCGCCTGCGTTTCGAATGTTCCACCCGACGCCATCAGCCACAGTTGGGTTTGTGCGACGGCCTTGGAAAAACAGCGTCCACGCCGAAACGCTCGTCAGCCCCGTGAACGACAGCGCGTCCGCCCCGATCGAGGCAGCGGCGGTGGTGGTGGGGATATAGGGGCCGGGGTCAGCCCCGAGCACGGTTTGCGCGCCCCACAGGTTGAGCGTGCCGCCGGTGCCGCCCGTGACGCGCGTTGAACTGCCGTCGGCGGTGGCCGAGTTCAGCGTCACGAACAGCGAGGTTCCGGTCGTCGTGTAGGTGATGGCGACGCGATACCAACCGCCCGCGAGTGCAGTGATCGTCAGGCCAACGCCCGTCCAGCCAGTGCCCGAGGTCGTCAGCGAGCCCACCACGCCCGTGCCGAGATTGAAGAACCCCCGGACGCTGTTAGTCAGCGACGTGGTGTCGCCTGCGCTGACCCGCACCCAGTCGAAGTTGCTGCGCTGGACGAAGATGCTGGAGGTGTACGTCGTGGCCGTCGTGACCGTGATGGCCGTCGTGTTGCGGATCGTCGCGTTCGTGCCCGCTTCGGTGTAGCTGTCGGCGGTCAGCGAGCCGTCGGGTGCCGTGGCCGCGTTGCTGCTGATGTTGGCCGTCGTGCGAGTCCACGCAGCGTTCGCGAACTCTTCGCTCCGGATGGTCAGGTTCGTAAACGCCGACCGCGACCAATACCCCACGCCAGCCGGAATGCCCGGCTCGTTCGCTGCGAACGGCAGCAGAACGCCGCCAGCAGAGGCTTCGTATTTCGTGCCCGCGCGGGTGTAGCTGTAGCCTGAGAGGGCGGACAGAGAGCGTGTGTAGACGCCGTCGCGCCGAAACTGCGGTGTCAGGAGATCAAGCGCGAGCGTGGCGCCGGACCAGAACCCCTGACCCGACGCCAGCGTCTTGCTCTTGGCCTTCTGCTTCCACACGTCAGTCGCCGAACCCGACCGTCGCGTAGACCGTCGCCGAGCCCGTCGACGTGATGCACGCGACATGCGTGTGATCGTTCGCGTGGAAGATCGCATAGGCCCCGGCCGGCAGCGGGGTGTCGGACGTCGTCGCCGTCACCGTGCTGTCGCCGAACTTGAAGAACACCAGCGTCGTGCCGGCGTTGTGCATGAGCACGTCGCGGCGCGTGACCGGCGACGTGCCCAGCGTGGCCCGGGCGGTCGTGGTCGTCGCCGAAACGCTGACCGTCGAGCCCGGGATGAAGTTCTTGTACGAGGTGCCGGACATCGCCGAGCCTCCTTCCTACCGAGGGACTCAGCGCTCCTGCGCCGCCAGGATGAAGTCGACCGACATCGTCTTCGCGACGGCTTCACCGTTCTGGATGCCGAACGACACGGTCAGTTCGGTGTCCGGCAGGTACGTCGACGAACCGTCGAGCGTGCCGACCTGCACGTCGTCGACGAACACCGCGACGGACGACTTGCCGTCGTAGTACCAGCCGAGCGTGATGTAGGTGTCCGACACCAGCGTGCCGGCCGACAGCGAGGTCGAGCCAGTCGAGGCATTCTTGCGGCAGATCGCCGTGATCGTCGTCGAGCCGTCGTCCTTCAGGAAGTAGATGCCGTCAGTGACGTCGAGCGGGGTCGTGTCGGTGATCTGCAGGCCGATGACGACGTCCGACTGCGTAGCGTCCGACACCTTGAAGCGCGCCTTGAACCATGCGCGCTTGCCCGCGGTCATCAGGAAGGATTCGCCCACCTTCTGCAGCGCGTTGAGGTCGTTGTCGGCCGCCGTGTTGGTCAGCAGCAGCACGCCGCCGTCCGCATCGGTCAGCGCCTGCGTGGCGCCGGCCTGCGTCTCGGTCACGGTCCAGTTGGCGGCGTTGTAGTAGTCGAAGTCTTCCCAGTAGGTGTGGAGCTTCGACGGGTCCGGCGCGAGGAACTGACCGAGCGTGGTGTCGCTCGCGGTCGTCGTCATGCCGCCAGGAAAACGAGTCGGGGATGCCATGATGTCTCCAGACGTTCGTGAGAACGCTGCGCAATGCAGCGTCTGGGCCACCGGCATTTGTCTGGAGACGCTGACGAGCCGTCACATCAGCGATGGGGGGACGCTACACGATCGGGTGCGAAATGGGAAGGGGCGGCGGTTTTGCGCCCGGCATGCCACTGCTGCATGTAGTGGCGGCGGCACATGCCTCCCGAATGATGCGGCCGATCGCAGCCCTCAACGCTGCACGGGCGAGCGCCGGCCTTGGCCTCGTCGGAATAGCAACCGGATCTGCGGTGCCACTTCATCTTGCAAGCGGTCGAGCAGAACTTGGCCGTGACCTGTGACGTCGGCGGCAGCGGCTCGTCGCAGTGCGCGCAGCGGCGCGTGGTCTCAGGCGACCAGGTCTTGCTCTCGTAAGCCCAGCGATAGTGGCGGCGGCACATCCCATTCCCGTAGTGAACGGCGTCGCAGCCGGGCTGCTCGCAGGTCCGCTGCCGCTTGGGCGGCGCCTCGAACTGGTAGTCGATCTGCGCCGCTTTCCCGCGCGCGTTCAGCGCCCGCATCTGCTCGTAGCAGGCTGCCTGCTCCGCGCGGTTGTCATTCGATCGCGACCACTCGCGCTTCAGCTGCATGAACCGCAGCGCGATATCGGCCTGCTTCGCCTTGATGATCAGGAACGGCGTGATCTGCTGGAGGCAGTATGCTGCGGCTTCGTGGTTGAGGCACAGTTGGCCAGCGTCCTTCCACTTGTCGGTCTCGCGATTTCGACGCGACATGCCGCCCAACCCGATCATGCGCTGGAGGCTTTGCAGAAGCTCAAAGTTGGTGTTCGCGACCGACACGATCAACCGATACTGAGGCTCATTCTGGCCGGCGAGTGACGTCCTTGAAATCGCAATCGACCCTTCGCCGTCGATCATCGCCCCAAAATATGCGCGCTCGGGTTCGCTCATTTCCCGCGGCTGCGAAACACTTCCAAGCCTGACATGACGAACGCCCATGGTTATCTCCTTCTGGAGCAACCATGGGCGTATCGTTTGCTCAAATCAATGGATATTATTATCCAATGATGTCAATGGGCTAAGCCCCAGGCGACCCAAAAAGAGCGCGCCAATCGGTCCAACCCACGGAGTATCTTTCATACCCCTTGTACTTGAGGTTCGAGGTGTCGAAGTCGCCATCCTGAGCGAACTCGGCCGCGACGCGCTGGAAGAGCTTCATGCCCTCCGGAACGTTGGTGCGGACGAAGAAGGCATCGGTGTCGGTCAGGTAGTGGTTGACCTTGATGCCCTCGGGGAACATGCCCATCGCGCGCATGGCGTTGATGGCATTGTTCGCCGTGTCGTTCTGCAGCTGCGACTTGAGGATGCGCGTCGCCTCGAACGAGAGCGCCGGCGGAACGATCAGGGACCGCGGCATCAGGGCGATGCGCAGACCCTTGCTGTTCGTGGCGTTCATGATCTGGACGGCCAGATCCTCAAGCGCGGCTTCCGACAGGTCGGCCGACACCGCCAGTTCGTTCGACTGCGAGCCCACCAGCGACGGGTGATCCGTCGCGAGCAGCTCCTTGCCGTCGCCGCCGGTGTAGGACGAGTTGAACGCGCGGTTGTAGACGTTGGCCGCCACGTTCTCCTTCGTCTGCCGGAACGAAAACGCCAGCGCCTTCGTGCGGGTGACGCCCTTCTTCTCGTACAGGTTATCATCCATCTCCTCCCGGGTGATGATGAAGCCCATGCCGAAGGAGATGTGCGTGTACCGCGTGACGGTGCCCTGCGTCTCCGAGTCGTAGGTGATGGACGCGCCCTGGTTCTTGATCGGAACCAGACCGAAGCCCGTCATCTCGACGTCTTCCTCGTAGTTCTTGTCGCTGGTCTCGACATCGAACAGGTCGGTGTACTCGACCGGATGCTCGTCGTAGTTCCGCCCCCACACTGCGTTCAGGCCGGGCCAAAGCAGCTTGGGGATATTGCCGGTTGAAATGACGCTCATGGTTCAATCCCTTCGCGCTTAGACGCCAGCAACCTGGTTGGCGTACTGGTGACGGTTGATGCGGACGTAGAAGCGCGACGAGGCCATGCCGGACGAGACCGACGTGCCGTAGTCGTTGTTTTCCACGTTGGGCAGGGCGACGATCTTGAGGTCGAGCGTGTTAGTCGTCGCCTCAGTCGTGTTGTCGAGCGTCACGCCCGACAGGCCGGTGACGGTCGAGCCCGACGCGACCACGAAGTTCGCGTTGAGGCCGATGTCGTTGGCGGTCAGCGGCGTGCCCGTCGACACCTGCTGAATCTCGAACAGGGCGTTCGGATCGTCGCAGACGAGCAGGACGCGCGCGGTCGAGGCTTCGCGATAGATCGTCGAGGCCTGCGTGACCGGAATGACGCCGACCACGACGCCGACGATCACGTCGCCCGTCGCTGCCTGCGCCACGTTGGGAAGCACGCGGCCGTTGATCACCTGCGAGGTGCCGGCCAGCTTGACCGGGTCGCCGATGAAGATGGCGGTCGCGTCGGACGACGGAACCGCATACTGGTTGACCTGCCCTGAGTAGGGGCCGCTGTAGACGTCGCGCGCGGGCTTCAGCCCGAAAGGCGCATTGAGGTTCGGCATGACACACTCCGAGGTTGCCGAAGGTCGGCGCGCTCGGAGATGTGTTCAGACAGCCCTAACGCTCGACCTTGATCGATCCGTGACCGTAAGACTCGTCGGGAGGCAGACGGCCGGTGGAATCACGGCCCGCGCGGATGGCTTCGTCGATCGAGCGGGCGTGAGCCTCCTTCTCGGCCACACCCTGGGCATAGAGCTCGTCAGGGGTTTCCATGAGGTAGGCGTGGAGTGGCTCGCCATTCGCCTTCGTGCCTACGCGGCGACTGATGCGAGAACCGGGGGCGTCTGTCTGAATGCCCGTCTCCGTGACGAATGCATACCCCAGATCTTGCATCTCCGCAATGCGGTTGCCGTCGTCGTTGACCCAGCGCCGCGTCTCGCCCTTGCGGGTCGGTGCCGCGAGCCGCAGCTGATGCCCGCCAGTGCCCATGCGCGGGCGTCGCTGCCGGCGCGGCGTGGCGTCTGCGCCCGCAGTCTCAAGGCCGGCCGCGCGGATGCCGGCGTCCGCGTCGCCCGCCATCTTCGCCAGATCGGGAGCGGCGCCACGACGGCGGCGCGGGGTGTAGGTGTCGTCGGTCATCTCTGGCTCCTTACCAGGCGTAGGATTTGACGTAGTCGTCGCGCGACTTCAGCACGCCCACCTTCACGAAGCGGTCGGCCTGCCGCTGCGCTTCGGCGGGCAGGTCGGCGAACGTCTTGCCGCCCGGCTTGCCCGATCCGCGCGTCGGCGCTTCGGTCGTCGTCTTGGCCTTCGGCTGCGTGCCAGGCTTGGCGAAATGCTTGGGGAAGCGCTCGCGCACCTTCTCAGCGATCGCGTCGAGATACTCGCGCGGCTGCATGCCCAGCGTCTCGCGTGCGCCCATCTTGCGCGCAACGAGGTCGGCATAGTCCGACATCAGCTTGCGGTCAGGGTCGGCGGCGTCCGGCTGATACCAGCTGTTCTCCGCGCGCCATTCGATCAGCGCCTCCTGCAGCGTCTCGGCATCGTCGCCGGCCGCCGCGGTCTTCATTTTGGCCGCGGTCTCCTTCTGCAGTTCGCCGATCTCATGCTCGACCGCCTTGAACGCCTGCACGTCGCCGGTCTCAACCGCCTGCAACTGCTGCGCCTTCAACTCTGCCAGCGCGCGCTCGTAGGAGCGCTGCTCGGCCTTCGAGAAGAACTCCGTCGCCTCCGCCAGCCCCCTCTCGAGCTTGCGCACGGTCGCGACGAGGTTCTTGTTCTGCGCCTTCAGGATCGGCAGGAACTGTTCGCCGCGCTCGACGAAGGTCTTGGCGTCGATGAACTGCTTCGGGTCGCCCGAGAACTCCTCCTGCGGCCGCCAGCCCATCGCCCGGGCTTCGGACTCGAAGTCGCGCTCGCCTTCCGTCTGGGCTTCGGTCTCCTCGACCTCCGCCTCGATCGTCTCTGCTGCGGTTGCGTCCGTCACGCCGCCTCTCCCTCGATGATCGCGAGCACGTCCTTGTCTTCGCAGACGACGTACTCTTCGCCGTCGACGCCCTTGGTGCGTGCGCCGCTGTACTGCCCGATGATGACCCGCGAGCCGGCCGACGGTTTGGCGGCCTGTGCGCCCCAGTCGCGGAAGGCGTTGCAGCCGATCGCCACGACGGTCGCCTTGGTCTGCGCGAACTTGGCGCGCTCGGTGGCGGTCGGCGCCATGATGATGCCGCCCTTTGAGACTTCCTCGACCGGGTCCGGCTTGATGAGGATCTTGAGGTCGAGCGGGGTGATGCCCGACACGTTGCGCGCGGCGTTCGTCATGCCTTCTGCTCCGTCAGTTCATAGAACTCCGCGTACTCAGCCCATGAGGGGTGGCTGAGCCGCGCCAGCACCATCGATTCCACCTGGTCCACCGGCTGGGAGGGCGACAAATGGCCCTTCGCCCAGCGCTCCTGCAGGTCCGCCCGCCGGTCCCGCATCAGCGCCCGGAATGCCGACGTCACCGGATGGTCCAGCCATTCCTGCCATTCCGCCTCCGTCGGGTGCCTCTCCGCCGTGGTCTTCATCGGTCTCTTCCTCTGCCTGTGCGGCCGCGACCTGCCGCATCGTGTCTTCCGCGATCGTCGCGAGATCCTGCCCGAACTGGATCAGCCCGAGGTTGCCGAGCGTCGCGCCAGCCTCCGCCAGCGTCTTGGCGGCATTCGCCAGGTCGGCGGCGACCTTCGCGTCGGATGCGCGCACTTCCGCCTTCGCCCGCATGCGGTCGTTCGCCTGCTTCATGCCGTCGAGCAGCACGCGCGGATCGGGCGCCGGCTCGCCAACCTGCATCAGCTTGGGAATGTCGGGCACGCCGCCCGCCTCCAGCTGCCGCAGCGTCAGTTCGCGCTGGTTGACGTTAGGATCGCCGCGGAACATGCCGAGGTATTGCGCCCGCGCCATCTTCTGCAGGTCGGTCGCCTGTGACGGGTCACTGACCGGCATGACGTCGAGGCCGTCATCCTCGTAGTCGGCGCGCTCGACCAGCCCGGGCGTGTCGTTCAGTTCGAAATACACGCGCTCGTCGAGGTGCAGGCGGTTGAGCCGCCGCAGCATCCGCAGTTCGTGCCCGAACGAGCGGTGAATGCGCTTGAAGATCGAGGTCATGACCTTCATGCCCTGCTCGATCATCGCGTAGACCGTACCAACCGGCGTCGAGGCGCTTGTCGCGTCGCCGGTCATGATGTCCTGCACCGACGTGATTTCCTTCGCCGCGCCGATCAGCAGCTCGAGCATGTTCAGTTGCACGCCCGACGGACCCGGCAGGTTCAGCGGCACGATGTTCTCGCGCAGGTTCAGGCCGCCCGTGTCGACGCGCTTCCACTCGCCCAGCGTGAACGACATCGACCCGCCGCGGATGTTGACCGCCGAGCCGATGAAGCCGCCCTGCGCGTTCTGCAGCGTGCCGGCGTCGATCGACTGGTTGAGGATTGACGACACCGCCGACGACAGGTCGTCGAGCAGGAACCCGAAGCCGATGTCGTAGAACGAGCCATCGGGCGCCGGGATGAAGCCGTACTTGACGATGTGCATCGCCGGCTTGATGCGCAGCACTGCGCCGTCGTCGGTGAGCTCGACGTCTTCTGCGGTGTAGTTCGCCACGATGCGCGCAACGTTCGAGCCCTCGCAGCCGCCGTCGACGCAGAAGGTCACGATGTAGGGCTCGGCATAGCCGTCGCCGTCCAGGTCGATGCGCCGCTGCTGCTCGACAAACTCGATCTGCTGGGAATCGTCGTCCGGCTTGCGCGTGTACGTCGGTCGCCACAGACCGGCGCGGACTCGCTCCTCAATCTCGTGCGGATAGAGGCAGAAGCGGTGCGACTGGACGGGCGCATCCCGCAGCGACGTCGTGCGGTAGTTGACGAAGAAGTCTTCGGCGCTGACCAGCACCGACATCGGGCGCTTCTCGATCGCGTCGTAATAGGTCTTGCGGAACACGCAGCCGACGATCGGCAGCATCAGCAGCAGGCGGTCGGTCTCTTCCTCCCACTGCGGCATGTCGTAGAGCAGCTGCCACGACATATGCGCGCCCATGCGGTCGGCGCGCGCCCGCTTGGCGCCCGGCGGCTGCTTCCACAGCGGCTGGCCCTGCGCGTTCGTGATCTGCTGCCCTTGCGCGTCAACCGCCGGCACGCCCTCGTCCGGCCCGAGCACCTTGCCCTTGACCAGCATCTGCCCGTCGACGATCGCAGGGTACGCGCGCGCTTGAAACTGGATCGCGCTCGTCGTGAGCAGCGGATACTTTATGTTCGACGCCTTGGCCCACGGGAAGTTCTTGTCTTCCCTGACCTGCATCGCGACGTCCATCGCGCGCTTGTACTTGGCGAGCCAGTCGCTGCGGCTGCTTACGTCGGTGTCATAGTCCCGCTGCGCCAGTTGGCCGATCTTCATGACCTCCCCGTCGTCGAGGATGTCGCAGATGTTGTCTGCGTCGAGGAACGGCGCCAGGGCGAGCGCGGCCGGGCCTTCAGGGGCTTCGGCCTCAGTACCCGGTTCGAGCATCACGTCCACTGTCGCGCCTCCAGTCGTCTTCGTCGTCGTCGAAGGAGTCGATGGGCTCGCGCGCTACGGCTGCCGTCTCCAGCGCCTTGTAGCCATGCGATGCCCAATCGTGACGCGGCCGGTCCTTCCAGACCCCGCGGTCGTCGTCCCATTCCTTGCGGTAGTTATCGAGGCACTTGATGCCGTCGGCGCAGCGGCGTTCGTCGAACCAGCAGCGCGCCAGATATCCGCGCATGGCTTCGATGCCGGCCTGCTCGGACGAGATGCGCGGCACGACCACGACCGGCTTGATGCCGATCTCGATCGCCAGTTCGCGAACCGACTTCGCCTTCAGCCCGAGCCGCCGCGCGTCCGCGTCGTGCGGCATGTGGTGCGTGCCGTAGACCCAGCCGTGCTCGTCGGCCTTTTCCTTCAGGATGCGGGCGTAATGCTCGAGGCCCTCGCCTGAGTTGGCGTAGTAGTCGATGTAGCGATGCTCAGGCCCGATGCGCTGCCTGAACCAGATCACCATGTCGTCGTTGACGCCCAAGTCCCAGAACGTATCGACCGGCACGCGCTCGATCGGCACGCGACAGATGCGGCCCTCCCGGCGCACCTTGCGCATCTGCTCGACAAGGTACGCGCCCTCGACCGACGCCTCGAATGCTTCGTCTTCCGTTGATGGATACTCGCGCTTCATGTCGTCGCGCTGCTGCGCGCGCTTCTTGACGTACCAAGCCTCCTGGTTGGGACTCAGTTCGATGCCGAGGTCGGACAGCTTGTCGAAGTAGCGGTTGTCTTCCGTCGTCAGCGTGACGCGGGCCGTGTCGTCGTCGGACAGTGCGTAGGTCTTGTCCTGCCACCACGGGAAGAAGTGCAGCTTGAAGTCCAGCGGTGTCAGCTGCCGCCCTTCCTCGCGCGCCCGCTTGGCCGCCATCACCATGTCGTGGAAGTCACCGCCCTGCCCTTCGGCGGTCGATTCCACGGCGATGAACTGCCCGGCCTGCACCGTGTTAAAGGCGCCGGTAACGATCTCCTTTGCTTTCGCAGGGAAACGAGCCGCGATCTTTCCGAACTCGGAGACGTGCAGCCACTGGAACGTACCCGATCGCAGCGACGTGCCGACGCGGATCTTGGAGCCGTTGGAGAAGGTCAGCGACTTGGCACTGTCCTGCGTCGCGCGGACGGTTGCCTTGATCTCGGGATCAAGGTGGTCATAGGCAAACTTGATCTTGTCGCCGAAGAACGCCTCGGCATCCTCTCGAGTGTGCGCAATGACGCCGGCCGACGTGTTTGAGTTGAACAGGCAGGCGTCGAGCATCAGGATCTGGATGAAGGTCGTAAAGCCAAGCTGGCGCGCCTTCAGGATCAGGTTGAGATACCAGAGGTCCGCAAGCAGTTGCTCCTGCGCTGCGTTCATGCGGAACGGCACCGCGACGCCGGACTTGTCCTTGATCTTGTAGAGGTTGTTCAGCCGCCAGGCGCGGTCGCTGAACCGATCTTCTGCGGCGGCGAGTGTGGCGGTCACTGGTCGCTGCCCGGCGCAATTGAGCGGGTGCGACCGTCGATGCGAGCCATGACGGCCGCGAGATTGTCGGACACGTCATGCCCGTGATCAACCTTGTCCTTCCACTCGTCAGGCGCGGCGTTCTTCAGCGCGAAGATGCGAGCCGTGACGCGCGGCCCGACGTCGGACGAGAGAAGGCCTTGCTCGAGGCAGAGCGTACGCTTGGCGGCGTGAACCTTTACCGCTTCCGAAAATTCTGGATGCTCGCCCATCCATTCGTTGATGGTTGAGCGGGCCACGCCAATCATTCCAGCGAACGCCGTGAGGCTCAGCCCTTCAGCGCCAGCCGCGATGACTTCATTGCAATAGGCTGGATTGTACTTGCTTGGACGGCCCGGGCCGGCACGCGCTTCGACGCCCGGATCAAAGCCTCCGGACGTCCTCGCTGTATCGGCTTTGCCTGTCTGCCGCGCCATGACGGCAGACCATGTACAGCACGAAACGGCCCGCGTGCATGTCTCAATAATTCGGCTGCGCAATGAGCCCGAGCCGGCTCAGGTCTCGCAGGATGCGGCTGACATTGCGATAGCTGCCCAACTGGCATTCGCGCGCCATCCGCGATCGGTTGATGCGCTCGCCCGCCTCTGCTGCTTCCAGATACCGCTCGAGCACCTGCGCCCTGCGTGTCGTGATCGCGCCCTTCGGCCTGCCTCGCTTGCTCATGCCCGCCCGCTCCTGCTGAAACCGTCTGTGCAGGCTGTGCAGGGTGTGCAGGGTGTTTCCGTTATAACCTCATGGCGCGCGCGTGCGCGCACGTGAAAGCTATATGGAAAGTGGTGCACAGGCTGCACAGGGTGCACAGAACTACCGATCACCGCCGCTCCAATCCGGCTCGGAGATGAGTTGGATGCCGTAGAACCCGCTCTGCGGATTGCCGCCGCCGACACGGACGCGACCGCGGTTGAGCCGCTGCTGCTCGAGGCGCGGCGTGAAGGACTTCAGGTCGCCGGCGCGGGCGCCGACCTCGGCTGCGAAGGCTGTCCAGGCCTTGAAGAGCTTCTGCGTCGGCGTAAACAGGTAGCTGTTGTCAGCCTCGACCCGGCAGCGCTCGTCGAGGAACTGCGAGAACACGTCCTGCTCGGTGAAATACTTGTCGGTCGCCGCATCGACGGCGGCCGGCTTCTGCAAGCCTTCACGCTGCCATTCGATGCAGCCGCGGATCATCCAGCCGAGGATCTGCGGCGCTTCCTCCTTCAGCTTCTCCTCGAGCATCGGGTCGGGCCGCTCGGGCTTGCGAGTGAAGGGGATGATGTGGAAGCGCCGGCGCATGGCGTCGTCGACGTTGTTGAGCGCAGGCTGGTGATTGCCGACGATCAGCAGCTTGAACTGCGGCTGGAAGGTGAAGAAGTCCTGCCGCATGAAGCGCGCGGTGATAGGGTCGCCGCCGGTCAGCGCCTTGATGCGGGCTTCAGCCCAGGCGCGACCTTCCTCGGTCTCCGAGGCGAACACGCCGCGCGCGCCCTGCAGCATGGCAAGCTCGGTCGGATGGCCGCTGTACTTCTGCGAGACGAACGTCTCCATCGCGGCCGTCGCAGCATAGTCGCCGAGCACATGCTTCAGCACGTTGAGGAACACCGACTTCCCATTGCCGCCGGGCCCGTAGATGAAGAACAGCGCATGCTCGGAGACGAGGCCGGTCAGGCAGTAGCCGCAGACGCGCTGGAGATAGCCGATCGTCTCTTCATCGCCGCCGGTCGCGTCGGACAGGAACTCGAGCCAGCGCGTCGGGCTCTTCGATGACGGATCGCAGCCGGTCAGCTTCGTGATGTTGTCGGCCGGGCTGGCGATGCGCAGCTTCGCGTTCCTGAGGTCGATCGTGCCCTTCGGTGTCCCAAGCAGCATCGGATCGCGGTCCCAGATGTCCGCGGTGCAGCGATGCGCGGGGTCGGCGCGGGCGAAGCGTTCGGCGCCGCCGGCGGTCGACGCCTTGAATGCCGACTTCTGCTCGCGTGCCTGATTGCGGCCGATTTCGCGAGCGAACTGGAATGCAACCGGCACCTTCAGCTTGAGCCAGCGCGTCTGCGTCCATTGATACCAGGCGTTCGCGTCGTGATCGAACCGCAGCTGATCGCGGTACTTGTTCGTGAACGCGACCGCGATCGCATCCTCGAGCCCGTGCGCAGGCTCACCGCCGGCCATGTTCGGCAGGTTCACGACGTTGCTCGGCATGTCGTCGTCGATGACGGCTCCGGGCGGCGGCGGAGGTGCGTCGTCCAGCAACCGCTGCCAGTCGCGCTCCGTCATCTCGCCCATGTTGTCATCCCCCATCATGCCGGTTGCGGCTCCTGCGCTGCGTAGGCCGCCGCGTAAGCCTCGTTCAGCGCGTCGAGCGCCCTGCCCGCCTCCAGCAGCGCGACGCACGCCCTGTGCGCGGCCGCGAGCTCTGCCTGCGTCGCATCCCCGCGGTGCGCGTTCTCGGCAGCGCAGCGCAGCAGCATCGACCAGATCTCACGCGCGTCGGTGTCCATGCCGCGCAGGTCGCCGCAGCGGCGCGTGGCCACTGACTGCGCGACCGCGAGCTTGCGGCGCAGCGCGAGCTTGTCCGCGGGCTCATGGCTGAAAAAGCGCGTAAGCCTGTCTGCCGGCGTGATGGGAGCCTGCGCGTTCATCTACCGCACCCCCGCCAGCGGGTACGGCCGCGATCCATCATGCCAACCAGCGACGGCCCGCTCGAAAATGTCCGCGAACTCGCCATAACCAGCGGCGTGCAAGACTTCGATGCACTTTTCGTCGAACGCGAGGTGCGCTGCGTGGCCGGACTTTTCCGCCACCATCACGCGCGCCCATGCCGCGGCTTCAGCCGGTGTCATGCCGCCCTCCGCAGATAGCCTTCAATGTCGGTTTGCGACGCCGCGCGTGTCAGTTCCGGGCACGTCACCGCGTAGATCGACGCGGACGTTCCATCGACGCTGTCGACGCCGGCCGCGATGCAGAGATGCATGCGCCGTGCGCTGTTTACGCGCCCGCAGTGAATGTAGACGCCGACGTCATGCGCCAGGTCTGCCCACTGCGACAGCGTCTGCAGTTTCCAGTCCGTCGTGCCGCCGACGAACAACCCGACACCGGACGTCAGCAGGGGCCGCACATCGCCCGGCGTCATGCCGTCCTGCACGGCGATCAGCAGCAGCCCGTCCGGAACCAACGCCCGCAGGCGCGGAAGCCAGTCGATAGTCAGAGCGAGGCTGTCGAGGCCGCCGCCGACAATGTCCGGCACGACCATCCAGTCGGCACCAGCGCCCATTTCCGCAACGAGCGCCACGAACGCCTGCTCGTTCCAAGGCGTACCACTGTTGAACGCGCCCCATTTACCGTTGTCGATCGCGTAGGGCATTCCGCCCGTGTCGCGCGTGCGGCTGTCCGGCGTAATCAGCCAGCGCCAACCGTGCGCCTTCAGTGCGGCGCGATTGCGCTTGGTTGTGGTCATGGACGCGTAGAGGCGCATCACCGCACCCCCAAAATCTGCTTCGCCCGGTGCAGCACCGAGTCCGCCCCGCCCAACTCCACCGGCAGCGGGCAATCGAGCTCGTCCAGCCCCCGCGACACACGGATGCGGTCCTGCCGCGCGCCGATCATGCGCAGCGCGATGTAGCGCACGTTGACGGGCTGCAGCGGCACCCGGGACGCCCTGAGCCACCCCAGGAACGCACCCGGCGTGAGGTCGCGCCCCAGCCGCGCCAGCTGCTCGCGGAACTGCTGCCAGACATGCGGGTCGGCTTCGTCGCGCAGGGTTTCGTCGACATAGGCTTTGACCTGCGCGCGGTAGGTCGCGAGCGTGCGGGCGTTGGGGTCGCGGTGGGGTTGCTGGGCGGTCATGCGGCGTCCTTCCGCACCTGCGCCAGTATGGAGTCGACCAGCGCGATCCGCTCGCCGATCCAGCGCATCACCGGGACCGCCATGCTGTTGCCGCAGGCCTTGTAGCGAGGCCCGTCCGCGGCCGGCTTGCCGCGCACCGGGACGAGCGTCCAATCGTCGGGAAAGCCCTGCAGCCGCTCGCATTCGCGCGGCGTGAGACGGCGAACGGCGGAGGCGGCGACATAGCTACGGCTCGAGCCGCCCGACGATGCGCGAAGGTTGGCGCTATCGTGCGGCCCTTCGAATTGCGCGCCGCCTTCCCGCCCGCGAAGATCATAGGCGACATACGTCGTTTGCTTCATGCCCGGCTCGGCAGAAAGCGCACCGACGATTTGACCATCGCCGGCCTGCAACCGCACCTCGTCGCGGCTATTCTGAGCAAACGCGATCGCCTGCAAATGGCCGTCCGTATCCAGCGGCCCCGTCTTGTCGCCGTAGATAAGCACGTCGCTTTGCCGAGCATCGAAGCCGATCGGCTCGCCGAACGGGACGAGCGGAGTCCCCCGCCCGGTCCCGCCTTCGGACGCGTCGAAGCCTTCGCCGCGGAGCGCGTGAGCGATGAGCGGAGCGCCGTCGCCGTCGCCGTCGCCGTCGCTCGACGGGCCCTTATAATCGCGCGCCTTCAATGCCGGCGACGTCTCGGGAGCGAAGACGAGCCCGCCGTCGCAGTCGAAATCCGTTCCGAGTCCGCCACCGCCCTTAGTGCGCGCGCTAAGTGTAGGGGCAGCTCTTTCCCCCGCTTGTCGGCGCGGCGCAGGATCCCCGCGCAGGCCTTCCCGCTCAAACAGTACCGCCGCAGGTGGTCGCCAGTCTCCAAGATATCCGATAACGAAGACGCGGCGGCGCCGCTGTGGAACTCCGAAAAACTGAGCGTCAAGCAC